TGACGTATCCTGTGTTATCAGGTGTAGTCCACCCGAAGTTAGTTGTGGTTGCCACACTTGCTCCTAGTCATCGTAAGTAGTCCATTGTACAGCAGCCCCGACCCCATTCCATGTAAGTGCCGCTGAGACATCTTGCCATCGAGTAGGGGTGAAGCTGTATGTGTAGTCGGTTGTGTTAAGTGTCAGGATCATCTCGTATTGGTTAATCGAGAATGAATAGCCTTCAACGAATCCTCGGTAATCTGTATTCTTTAGAGCGATAGGAAGGTTAGTGATTTCAATAGGCTCGCCCATGCTCATCGAGATATAGAAGTCGCGCAGAGCATCTGAGATGTTTGTGGCATTGACCGGGATGGTAAATGAGCTGAGAGAAGTTCTTGGATAGGCTCGAAGCGTTACATAGCGATCTGCTTGAGTCTGGGCATCTGAGGCATTGTGCAAGGTTGTCGAGATAGAGCCATCTACCTGCCCGAAGTCTGCGATGCTTGTCGCATCTGTGGCTGTTTTGCTTCCAGAATGATAGGTAAGAGTTAGGTTGTTTAGAATGTCTGCCAGGGTCTTTTGACTTGAGACATTGCCCCAGAGAATGTGACCATTTGGAATGACTGTGTATCCATTGGCTAAGGCATCCAGAGTACGCCGAGATTCATTGGCGAAGCCGACTTTGCCTAGATTGGTCTCATAGATATACCCAAAGGCTTCCTGCGCTGTTGAGGCAGCGATTGAATAGGCATCTACAGGCGAGCCTGACCGGATGGCGAATTCATAGATGGCTGGAGTATCAACTACATCGATGGTCTGCCCAGCATCGTTGAAGATACGAGTCATGCGAGCTGTATCCATCTCCTTCGCCCAATTGCTAGAACCGATAATCTTTCGAGACATCTGAGAGAATGGTCCTACGGCTGTGATGGTCTGAATGGCATTTGTGCCGATTGTGCCTGAACCTGCCAGCGAGTTATCCACGCTAGTAATCTTGCCGGTGAAGATTGTTACATCTGTCCCAGCAACATTCTTAACTTTAATTGCCACGACTTGATTCATCTCGAAGATGTAGTCTGTGTTAGTCGTGTTTAGGATAGAAATGCGAGCATAGGAAGAACGAGCCTGTTCCCAGACTGAGGTGCGCCCGTAAGAGACTTGCACATCTGCCAAGGTGATTGATTTACGATCTACACCATTGATTGAGATTGTGGCTTGAGGACTCCAAGGCATTAAGCACCTACCAAGAGAGAAGCACCTACCTTATTAAAAGTGCCTGAAAGTGTTGCCTCACGATTGAGAATCTGAGTTATCTGTCGAGCTGTGGAGATAGGATCGATTGCCCCATTGACTGTGATGTTGATGGTGTTAGAAGCCCCACCCATATTGCCGTTAGGAATGATTTTGCCAGATGATGATGGTGTAAAGAGTTCTGGACCCTTCTCACCGACCAGGTAAGTCGTACCAGCCGAAACAGAGCCACCGGCTGCTCTACCGCCTCCGAAGGCTCCACCGATTGCTCCACCTATCTTTGAGCCGATACTGATAAGAGTTCTAAAGGCATCGATGAGTCTTGCCACAATATCAACGACGACACCTAGAGCGATGCCGATTCCCTGAATGGCTAACTTAAATGTTCCACCGATATATGGAGCCAAGTCCTTTAGGAATTCAAATAAGGCTTTGAATGATTCTTTGTTATCTTCTACCGCTTTTTTGATTTGGTCAAAGGCAAACTTAAGTCCTTCAAATACTGGGATTGCAATTGATTTGGCTAAATCGATGTATTCCTTGAAGGCGTTCTTGATTCCCTTTTCTCCACCGATTGAACCGATAAAGGATTGAACTGCCGGAATTACTTTATTGACAATGTTTGTGACTAGAGGGGTAAGCCCATCAAGGATGTAAGAACCGACCTGCTCTTTGCCTTCATTGAAGGCTGCCTTAAGTCTAGACATTTTGCCAGCGAAAGTTTCGGCTTGAATAGATGATTGATTAGCGAAGGTCTCTGATAGAGCCTTCTGTGCTGCATCAAAGTCCTTGGACTTGATAATAGATTCATCGAGTGGAACACCTAAGCGCTTGAGCGCTCCAAAGTTTCCATCATAGGTTTTGGATAGTGCTTCAGATACCGCCTGAAGTGACTTGCCTGTTCCAGCCGCAATGTCGAGAGCCAGGGTTTGAAGTTCTTGAGCCTTCTGGGCATCTCCAGTAGAGCGAACTAAACGATCTAGTGAAGGTCTTAATTCTTCGTCTGTGACTCCAGTAGCCAGAGTAGTCTTAAGGATATAATCCTCAGTAGCTTTAATTTGGTCATTGGTTGCCCCTGTAACGTTCTTGAGAGTGGTTGCCAGTCTTAACTGGGCTGCTTCATCTTCAATGGCTGCCTTGACTCCATCGATGGCTAACTTGCCAGCGTAGGCAACGGCAGCGATTCCGGCAGCTGCAAAGGCGGCTCCTGCTACCTTGCCAAACTTTGTGATCTTATCGCCGAATGAAGAAACGTCATTATCAGCTGAATTTAAGCCTTTACGAAGATTATCTACATCAGCAAGAATTGAAAGTTTAAGGGTTCTACTTCCAGCCATTAATCAAACTCCTTAACTATTCTTGAAAACGCTGATTCCCATTGAGAAATGAGATAAGGCTGAATCGCCCTCAATGTTGGATAAATAAAATAACCTTCATTGCCTCGCTTGCCGTATCTTGGACTACGACTTGCAAATTGTGGGTGTTTTTTAGATCCAAATTCAGCTCCTGCCAAAAGTCCATTTCCACCTTCAGTAGCATAATTGAATTGAGTCGTAGCACCGCCTGAAAATTTTTGACCAGCAAAGCCAAAAGATAATTCTCCAACTTTGCTAGATTTTGAAACTCTAAATCCTTGAGCAACCCTGACGGCAACTTTTGGATTAGGAGCAACATAAGCAGCTTTAACGATTTCATGTCCAGCATATTCCGCTAAAGCACTTGATTCCTTTTTAGCCTGAATCTGCGCTTCTTCGGACATGGCTTTAAAAGCTCCTTGGATAGCCCTTAATTCTTTTTTGTCATACACGATGAACGTGCGTTGAGTATCAAAATCCTCAGACATTACGCTCCTCTAGTATTTCGATTGCCGTTAAAATATCTTCTGCACTTTGCCACTCCCTCATTGGGATGTGGGTTGCAATGGCTAACTCGACTATGAGTCTGCTGATACTTCCGCGGCTGTGGCTTTTGGGTTATCGGTATCCACATCAATGTCCTCGATGCTCTCCATCCATATATCAAGCGGCTTTACTGGCTGACCAGCGGCTTCTCGTTTCATGGCTGAATGAGCTACGAATAAGATGTCCCACATCCCAGAGAATTCTGAGATTTGCTTCTTGGTAGATAGTTCCCATTTAGCGAAATCCGGTGGATAGGCTACATAGGTAGCCTGATCCCCAGACTGATATGTAATTGTAATTGCTTTTTTCATCTTTGCTCCCGTTGGTTAGATTACGAAATTGTTAGGGTTGGCTTTGCTGTTCCCTGTAGAACGAATGTTACTTCCTGAGCATCCTTACCTGAACCACCGGCGCTTGGGAATGATGGATACACATTGCCAGTAAATACTGCGCCTGTTGCTGCTGTGAATGAATATGCAAGTGATGTGTTTGGTGCTGATGAAGCCGCTGTCCACATTGCCTCACATAATGAAGAAGGTGAGTTAGCGCCCCAGTCAGCAAGCATTGTTACTGAAAGAGTTGCTGTTGTATCTAGTGCGAAGAATTGCTTGCCATCGATTGTCTCGTAAGCATTGCGCTCTAGTTCAACCGCTAGTGTAGTTGATAGTGCTTGGTCTCCGTAATTGACGGTAGCAATAGTTAGCGTAATATCGCGACCGGTGATGACTGTTGTTGCCATTTTGTCTCCTTAGACTGTTCGCGTGTAGTGGGTACTAACGCCTATATCGGCTACTAGCAGATTGCTTGCGCCTACTTGTGTGACTGTGGGACGTTGCACATCGCTCACTTCATAACCTGATGGAATGGCTAGTACAACGCTTTCGATAAGTTGCTCGATGTTGTCGAGCGCTGCTGGATTGCTTGAATAAGTAACGCAGCAAGAGATTGTGAAATTGACTTTGCACCGGAATGTAGATGATCCGATTGTGTCGAATTCCAAGTAAGGTGAATCCGGGACAAGGACTACTGCCGGAACTGGAACGTTCTCAGGGACGTATGAGAATACGTTTGCCGAAACTCCTGCTAGTGCTGTGGCTAGTGGTCCGCGGACTGCTGAAAGGATTGTCGATGCTGGCATTATTGAGCCATAGTCTGTGTGTCAAGATAAGGACCAAGAAGCCCTACGCAACGATTGAATAGTGAGCGCCCCATACGGAAAGGTGATGGGCTGAAATCTACGCCCTCGATTTGTCCACCGGCGGCTGTGCGACTCTGGAAGATTTCAACGGAGACCACTAGGACGGCTGATTCAACTGCACTATTTCCGACATAAGTCGAAGCACCAGTTAGGGTAGCCAACCCTGATGGAATAATATTCTTTGAGATGATGTCTGCATTTGTGATTGCAGCTGAGAATGTGTAGTCATCGAGTAGGTCAGTTGTGACTGTGCGTGTGCCGTTGAAAGGGGTTCCGCAGCCTGTAATGACGATTGATTGAGACTCGTTGAAAGGGTTTTGAACTGGAGTCGAGAAGTATGCAATGTTACTGACTAGCGATACTGCATCGATTGGAACTGAATAAGATACAAGCATTGGCAAGATAACCGCTTCTGCTGAATCTAAAATATCTTCCAAAACTGCATCCGAATACAGAGAAGAAGAAACGCCAAGGGTTGATCGTAACGTTGCCGCTGTGATAATAGTTGGCATTTCTTTCCTCTCTATAAACGACTGGTGGGGAGAACGGGAGCATCCCCCCCACCATGACTAGGGTTTGCTTATGTAAGGTTGAAGCGACGAATTCCTGCGCCGACCTTTGTAGCAATTGCGTAGTAGCCATAAACTGCTACCTGTAGGCGACCATTTGCAAGTGTTTGAACCTGAATCTGAGTCTTTGGAGCTTCGTAGAATGTAACTGCCTCTGGTACTACCAAGTATGCAGAATCATCGATGAGAGTTGTAACTGTCATGTGAGGATCAACATAAAGGTTTTGTCCCATGACTGTTCCAGTCAATGAATTAACTGAGACGTTTCCTGGAGCATTTGCTGGCTGTGCAGCAATGAATAGCGGACGGTTTGTTGTATCTTCCGCTGTAATGATTGTCTCCCACCATGCTGTGTTAGCAATGATGTTCTTAGCGAACTTACCTGCTGCGAGATACGCTGCTGGAGTTTCCTTGGCGATGTACGCCTTGAGTCCTGCGATTGTTGCAGCCTGTGTTGAGCCCTGTGTTCCATCAGCTGCGAGACGTGCTACAAGAGCGCGATCTGTTGCCTTTGCGTATGCGTAGTTGAGTTCCTTGATGAGTTCATCGTAGAACGCAGGTGATGAGCGATCTAGAAGTTCCCATGAGATTGTCTGAAGTCCAGCAGCCTTCTTAACATCAACTGTGATGTATGTTGAAGCCATTTCTGTTCCGCCGAGTGCTTCACCTTCTGTTGAATCTCCATCAACTGTTGGTGCTGTTCCGAGCTTAGGAATTGTGAAAGACATTCCTGAGTTTGGAAGTACGCCGCGTGATACTGCATCAACCGCTGGACGACCATCGATTGAAGTAGTGATGAACTCGTTCATGTGTGGAGCGAGTGTTAAGCCTGTGTTTGTTGAAGTATCGTTTGTAGCCTTGACGAGAGTCTTTGCTTCGTCATCGCCCATTGATGCCTTGATGTTTGCCTCAAGGAACTGACCTGCTGTGAGGTTAGTGTTGATGCGTGGAGTTGCATAGAACGCTGGCTTATGTGAAGCCGCTGCTTCTACTGCTGTCGCTTCTACCGCTTCAGTTACGGCAGGAGCTTCTTGAACGGTAGTGTCTGACACTTGTTCTCCTTCTGTTGTTGGGTTTGCATCTGCTACCTCTACAGGAGCAGAATCTTCTGATGCTGCGACTTGAGCGACACGCGCTGAGTCGATTGCTGGGTCTGTGACAAGTGATGTCTCGACGATTGAACTCTTGCTGATAACCATTACGCCATCTTGGTTATCCCATGCATCGACCTTGACTCCGACTGAGAATCCATCTCTCATGCCTGTTGATGCTTCGATTAACGCATCGTTTCCGGCTGTTGTCTCTGCGATTTTGAATGTTGCAACGATGCCTGTATCGGTAACTTCGTGTGCAATGAGTTTGCCGATTGGACGAGTGCGATCATGCTCCAGGAGAAGCTTGATGCCTTTGTTAAACTTGATTGAATCCGATGCGAAGATAGTTGGACCGGCAGAAGTGTTGCCCTGCTCGCCCCAGGTAACTATCTGACCTGAGATTGTGCGCGATTGTGAATCCGCAGCTGTGAGTGTGATTGGGACTTCGATTTTCATTTGATTAGGTCTTCTTCCTCTTGGATTTGCTCAACGCTCATCGCGCCGATTGAGTTAAGAATTTGATATACCTGAGCGCGCTCCAA